CAGTTTTTCAGGCACAGTGGCTGACGTAGGTAACGTTTATGAAGTCGTTGTGGCCAGAGATGATAACAACTGGCAAGTGGATGCTCGAGCGGACAACACCAACAACGCAATTGGAATATTTGTTACAGGCGTGGCTGGAAAGACTATTCGTTGGGTGGCGGAAATAGAAACATCGGAGATTAACATAGTATAATGACAAGGCGAACACGTAGTTACCAACTGGACAACCAAGCAAGGACCATCAAAGTCAACGGCAAGTCGGTACTTGACCTTAGCACATCCTCAACTAACACAATTAAAACCGTGGGTGGTGCGGCCGACCAAGCGGTACAAATGGCGGCGACAGGTGATTCCCAAAACATTGATCTAAGATTAACACCCAAGGGCTCAGGTAAGGTAGACATCAATGACCAATACAAACTGCCAGCGGCAGATGGTAGTGCCAGCCAGGTGTTGCAAACAGATGGTTCAGGAACTTTATCTTTTGCCACTGTTTCCACGACATCCATAGCACAAGGTAACTCGAGTGTGGCGGTCGCCGATTCAGGCACAGGCACAGTCACAGTACAGATAGATGGAGAGACTGTTGCAACCTATAGTGCCGCATTGGCATTTGATGTAAACAATGCCACTTCTGCAATTAGATTACCCAACGGTACAACAGCACAAAGACCTTCGGGCGTAACAGGATTATTACGTTACAATTCAACCACTGACAAAATAGAGGGTTACACCACAGCAGGTGGTTGGGCAGAACTTGGTGCATCATCATCAAGTGCTGTGTCAGACAGTGGAGAATCAGTAATTGGTATAGGACAAAATGCTAAAAACTTGGATACTTTTACTACAACAGCATATGACTCTGCCTTGTACTTTGCAATTACAATGGACGAATCCAACAACAATGTGGTCTCAACACAGAAGTACAGTGTAGTACACAACGACACCGACGCCTTTCTCGCAACGACACATGCAACTGAATCCAAAGACGGACACGATCACATAACCATCACAGCAGATATTGACAGCGGTAAAGTGAGAGTTAGAGGTACAGGTTCATCAGACATCAACAGTGTAAGTTGGTACAGATGGCCATTGGGTGACAACACGACAGACACAACATCAGGAAACATAGGAATCTTCTCACAGGCGGATGCAACAAACGGAAAAACAAATCTTAATTCATATGTAGATACGGGATTCTCAACTTCTATCAACAACAGTGCAACCAAAAACTTAGACACATTTTCAGCAACAGGCGTTAACTCCGCTGTGTATTTTACTGTGATCAGAGATGAGACCAACAGTGATGTAATGATGGCAAAATACAATGTAACTCATGACGGAACATACCCATACATGAACCAAACACACATTATTAAATCAGATGAATCAAACAGTTACCCAACTGTGACCACAGACATTGCCAGCGGCTCTGTGAGATTGAGGGGGCAAGGAAACTCTGCACTTAACAGTATGTCCTACTACAGAATAGCACTTGGTGGTAGTACTGCACTAGCAGTATCGGATGCTGTAAAAACTTTTTACAACAGCGATGTTGACACATCAACAGAAACGCTAGACTCGTTCTCTGCTGGTAGCAACAGAGGTGCAAAATATATCATAACTGGAAAAAATTCAGACACAGGCGTAACCTGTGTGCAAGAAGCAATAGTGGTGCACGATGGTACATCATCATACATCAGTAATTATGGTACAACTTGTACAGCAGGAACCGATGCAATCTTTACCCTCACAACAGACATAAGTGGCGGAAACGTAAGGTTATTGGTTGGTGCTTCATCTGCCAACTGGGCAATAATAGGACACAGAGTACTATTAGCAGATTCAATGAGTACAACATACGATGGTAGTACAGCAGATGTACACAGAACACTTGCTTCAACAACGGTAAGTTCATCAGCAACAACAATTGACTCATGGTCGACTAGTGACCACACTGGAGCATTTTACGTTGTCACAGGACACAACTCATCAGAAGCGGCGGCATCAATACATGAAGTTATGCTGTTATCGGACAGTTCTAATGCATATGTTTCTGCACATGGAATAAGTTCCAAAGGAACTGATCAACTAACTTTTACAGCAACAAATAGTTCAGGAACAATAGCACTTAAGGCCGCTTCTTCAAGTGGTGGAAGCACATCAGTGAGTGCTTGGAGAGTTCATATAAAAAGAGAAGATGCTGGTGCATCTGTCATTGACTCTTGGAGTGCGTCTTCATACAGGGGAGCAAAATATTTCTTAAGTTTAAATGATTCAGCAAACAACAAACTGCAAAACATCGAAGCATTACTTGTACACGATGGCACAAATGCTTACCTAACACCATATGGTGATGTACAAACATACACAGGCACAGCATTGACAACACTATCCGCTGACATATCGGGTGGAAATGTAAGACTTAAAGGACTGTCAGCACAGTGTAGGATCACAGGTTACAAAATATTATTATCAGATTCAGAATCAGCAAGTGATGGTGACAACGTGGCAACCATAGCAACAAAAACAGTGAGTTCGTCAGCAACACAACTAGACACATTCACGTCAGACATAGCGACAGGTGCCTTTTATATTGTCACTGGTTACAACGCATCAGAGGCCGCGGCCAGCATATCAGAGGTCACCGTGATCAGTGGTATAACGTCAGACGGTAGCACACAAGATGCCTTCATAAGTGCCGGTCCAACAGTATCATCGAAAGGTACTGATCAACTCACATTCTCAGCAACATTCAACGGTACAAGCACAGTTGTCAATGCCGCGAGTACATCAGGTGGATCAACATCTGTTAGTGCATACAGGGTTGACCTGTTGAGAGCGGCGGGCGGTGCAGTTGCAGTGAACTTAACAGTTGCGGCAGACCAAAACATAACAGGTGCAAAAACACTTTCAAATGCTGTTGTTAAAATGACAAACTTACCTACCAGTGATCCAGGAGTTGCAGGACAACTTTGGAGAGATGGAACAGATCTTAAAGTAAGTGTTGGTTAGACAATCAAGTCCAATATAGTTTGTAACTTACCCTTAATACTTTTATTATTGAGGGTATTTCTCAATCCCATGTGTAGGTTCTTTGGCCAACATTCAAACGCACACCAACAGTATCCTGAATGTTCTGCGTTTAATTTTGGAATGAACTCTGCGTCAATGGCTATGAGATATGTGTGGAAGAAAAACTTTTGATCATTTGACGTGAACATTTCTAGGGGAATAACTTTCTTGAATCTCGGTACACTTCCTGTTTCCTCCTCGATCTCACGTTTAAGTCCTTCGAAAGCACTCTCTGTGAATTTACTTTTACCGCCGACCAGTCCCCACATGCCCTGTGTCTTTAGGTCAGTCCTTTGTAGGAAAAGGAAACGTTTGGTGCTTGTTGAATAGAACAATGCACCCGAACAAACTATGTTATCTTTCATAAGTTATTATAACAATTAAGGAGTAGTAGCGTCAAGGCTTGAATTGTATCCTGGATCTGCTCCACCGTCCAACACTATGCTCCAATTACCCTGACTGTACACACCCTCGTAAGATTTAACCCATTCTGTTCCGTTAAACCTGTACTGTATACCTGTATTAAGATTGGTAAGATAATGTTGTGTTGAATCTGGGTTACTAGCATCAAAAGCCACATTCCATTTGCTTGTTGCACTGTTGTATTCTATGATGTCGCCAACGCTGGCTACAAGTGTACCCCAAGTGGCACTTTGGAAACTTGCTGTGCTATCTCCAACATCGTTGATCACGAGATACCTATCTCCGTTTGCTGGAGTACCTGGATCAAATGTTGCAGGATTTATAATCTTTTTAACACTCGTTAGTGTATTGTTTGGCACAGTGTCCTGATCTATCGTGTAAAGTAATATAGTGTCATCCAGTGTTGAAGTTGCTATTGTACCTATGATCTCGTTTCCGTTTGGTTGCATCAATCTTATCTGTGACGTTCCGTTTGTGACTTTGCCATACTGATCGAGTAATGTTTTCCAATTCACGGCAGGTCCAAATGTGTCAAAAGGATCTAAACTTGTAGGAGCGTTAGCACCTGTGTGGAACCCATCTCCGCCTGACTTGACACTGGTACCTGTTGTACCCAGCAGTCTCAATTGATTTCCTGTCACCAACAATCCAAAGTTGTTAGGTGTTATGTAACTTCTAGAAGTCAACTCGCCGTCTATCAACCCTTTTGCTATACCGCCATCGTCGTCGTATATGCTCATTATGATTTTCTGTACAACACCTAGTTTTTTGACTTTGACCGGTGGTGATAGCCAAATAGGCATTGAAAAAGTCAATGTTGCAACATCTATTTCTGTGTCTGCACCCACTGGTATCGTTCTAGAACTGAAGGTAGTGCCTGTCAATTCAACATAACTTAAACTTGTCCAGTCAATGTAGTTGTCAGTTTTCTGTATCTCGAAGTCAGGGTTGAACAGGTAAAGTATTTGCTCCATTATCTGTAATTTTTGATCTGTGTTTGAACTCCATATGTCTGCTGATACTTCTAGTCTAAAAGGAGAAGGCATCACTTTCTCAACAGTGTAACCGGCACCCAATTCATTGGTGTAATTTCCGTCGCTGTCAATCCCTCTTTCTCTCAAATGTTGTTTTTCTATGTGATAAGGATTCTGCATCCTTTCCCTATCGTAGTTTAATTCTCTGACATAACAAGCAATTCTTGGAGCATATTGTAATGCGTTTTCACTGTTGTTCCTTATTATGTTTGCAACCTGCCTCGTGGGATCTCCATAGGTCACAGGAACTGCCCTCAGTGCCACTGATCCATCACTACCCTTACCTGTTTCCACAGAGAAGTTACTCAATATCCTAATGAATTGAGTTAAAAATTTCCTAACCTGTCCTTCGTAAAAGTGTAGCATTCTTAATTGTCAGCCTTTGGTTTCAATGCATCAGTCAAAGATTGTCTCTGTTTGACATTCAAACCATTGATTGTAGATTCTGTTGCGTTGTTTACAAAACTTGTTTTGTAGTTTCCTCTTGAATCATTGTTTGTTGTAGTTATTCTCACACTGTCCTCTATCTTAATCCATCTGTTGCCGTCATATCGGAACAATCTGTTTGGTAGATAATCAGTTCTCAAGAAGTAATCTCCTTTGTCAACTCCTGTTGTCGGGAATGATATACCAAAGCCTGCAGGATTACCGTTGGGAGCAACACCGTCACCATCCAAGTAGAATCCATAGTGCGAACTTGCAGGTGTGTCTATTGTTGCGTTGACTGTGTTAGAGCTACTTGCCCTTTGACTTTCTGTATTGACATTCTCCGTCCTGATGTTTCCTCTTTCGTCTATAGGTGCAACATAATATTGTTTGTAATTAAATCCTGCTTTTGGAGAATCTTGTTCTGCCTGTGCAACAATCTGATCGTTGATTGTTTTTTCTCTGTTGTAAGTACTCATGTAATTGGCTACAGAACCTTCTGTTGTTGCGTCACCTATTACATCTCTGAATTCTTGTGAATCTACCAGAGTCTTCATCTTCAATCTTAACAAGTGTGGCCACCAAGTTGGAGAAAATCCTTCTGCCGCCCTATTCACATCTTCCACGACATAGTATCTTTTCAATGCAATAGGTATGCTTTCGTCCAATGAGTAATCTTCCTTCATGTGGGGGAACTCTATTACATCACCCGACATTGGTTTCCTACCGATTCTTTCTACTATATCATTAAGATGTACAGTTAAAAATAGTGTGTCGTTCTGCAGGAACATTCCAAACTGCGATAAGTTGAAATCTTGATCTTGTACGTTGTATATTCCCCTGACAACATACACATCGTCTCCATATTTTCTATCTCTGTTCTCTAGGAACAATAGATCTTGTATTGTTGTTTCGTTTAGATCTGAACCTGTTACTCTAGGTTGGCTTGGTGATGCTGGTCCATCCTTGTTTGTGTCACCTTGATCGTATGGTCCGAGGTATTTGTGGAAATGTAGGTCCGTTCCACCCACTGTGAACATCTCTTTGATGTTGCGATCGAAGAACTTATAGTCGTTGCCCTTTTCAGGCTTAAAAATGGATAATCTTGGCATATCATACATATTTATTGTATAGGCAAAGGCAATAAATATGAGTATGTCAGAACTAAAAACAGGACAACAGGAAATTTTCGATTACGTT